TCCCCGACCTAGATGTAGACGCCATCAACATCCTCGATGACTTGGTGCGTGAAGCCCTAGAGGATCTATCCGAGACTGCGCCGGAGGACGACCAACTATGAGCAATTTGCAAGTGCTGGAACGTGCCACCTGGGCAGCGTTCAAACCCCCAAAACGCCTCAGCTTGAGCGAGTGGGCCGACACTTATGCGTATTTAAGCGCCGAATCAAGCGCAGAAGGCGGCCGTTGGCACACTTTGCCTTATCAAAAAGGGATTATGGACGCCATAACCGATCCCAGGGTTGAACAGGTCACTTTGATGAAAAGTGCCAGGGTTGGCTACTCCAAAATCCTCAACCACGTCATTGGTTATCACGTCCACCAGGATCCATGTCCAGTGATGTTGGTGCAGCCCACCATTGAGGACGCCCAGGGGTATAGCAAAGAGGAGATTGCTCCCATGTTGCGCGATACGCCTTGTCTGCGCGGCGTGGTGAGCGATGCCAAGGCCAAAGACGGCGCCAACACCATCCTCCAAAAGCAATTCCCAGGGGGGTCGCTCAGTTTGGTTGGCGCCAACTCCCCCAGAGGATTCCGCCGTGTCTCTCGTCGTGTGGTGCTATTTGACGAGGTTGACGGCTACCCGCCCAGCGCCGGCACCGAGGGCGACCAAATCAAGCTGGGCATCCGCCGTACCGAGTATTACTGGAACCGCAAGATCGTCGCCGGCTCCACGCCAACGATCAAAGACTTTAGCCGTGTGGAGCGTATGTTCCAGCAGGGCGACCAAAGGCGCTATTTCGTGCCTTGTCCCGACTGCGGGCACATGCAATACCTGCGCTGGAGCAACATCAAGTGGCGCGATAACGACCCGGATACAGCCAGCTACTGCTGCGAGAGCTGTGGTGTGTGGATCCCACACACCAAGAAGCGCTGGATGGTGGAACGCGGCGAGTGGCGCCCTACCGCCCCCGGGAAGCCCACCGGCAAGCACATCTCCTTCCATATCTGGGCCGCCTACTCCTACTCCCCCAACGCAACCTGGCCCAACCTTGTTGAGGAGTTTCTAGAGGCCAAGGCTGACGCTGAGCAGCTCAAAACCTTCGTCAACACGGTCCTGGGGGAAACCTGGGAGGACGAGTACGCAAGCAAGATTGGCGCCGATGCGCTTAGCCAACGTGCCGGCAAGGAGGAGTACAAGCACACCGTTCCGCCCGCCCAAGTCTTGGCCCTCACCATGGGCTGCGACGTACAGGCTGATCGCCTCAGCCTTAGCGTTTGGGGTTGGGGCCGCGACGAGGAGGCGTACCTAGTGGACAGGGTGAAGCTCTACGGCGACCCCACCCGCCCGGAGGTATGGGCTCAGCTTGACCAGATCCTGCAAACCCCCTACAAGGGAGAGGATGGCCTGGATCGTCGCATCCAGTGCGCCGCCATCGACTCAGGTTTCAACGCCCACGTCGTCTACCAATACGCCAAGGAGCGGCAGCAGCTGGGCGTCATCGCCATCAAGGGCATGTCAACCAAGGGCAAGCCACCACTGGGCAAGGCAACCAAGGTGGACGTAAATAGCAAGGGCCGCACCGTCAAACGTGGTGCCCAAGTCTTCCCCGTGGGCAGCGACACGGTGAAGTCCCTCCTCTTCGCTCGGTTGAAGCACAACGACCCAGGGCCTGGGTACCTGCACTTCTACCCCACCACCCCCTTGGATTACTTCGAGGAGTTGACGGCGGAAAAGCAGATCCTCCGCTTCCGCAACGGCTTCCCCGAACGCCACTGGGTTAAGAAGCCCACGGTGCGTAACGAGGCTGTAGACGAACTTGTTTACGCCTACGCCGCGCTACATCGCCTTTATCAGGTCTACGACAAGCGCACTATCTGGGATCAGCTGGAGCGTAAATACGACACCCCAGGGAAAGATCATGTGCCGGAAAAACGCCAAATAGCAGCACCCAGACGCAGTTTCGTCAATCAATGGTGAGGCTAGACTGCCCGTGGTAACAAAGCGCAACCGCAGGTGAAGATTCCAGCGCAGGTTACAAATGGCGACACGGTGAGGTGGATCGACCTGGCCACCGTGGACGTGTTTGGCGCGGCGCTGGACAGCTCCACCCACACCTTGGTGTACTACATCCGCGCCAATGCCAGCGGTGCCGCTGAGACCGTAACCGGCACGACCAGTGGCCAGAACTGGTCTTTCGCCTGGACCGTCAACGAATCCACCCAGGGGACGTATTACTGGCAGGCCGTCGCCACCTCCTTGGCCGATTCCAGCAAAACCACCCTGGGGGCAGGGAGCCTGGAGGTGCTGGCCTCGCTGGTGTATAGCGGCACTGCTGCTGCGTATGACGGTCGCAGCCAAGCGCAGAAGGACTTGGAGGCAGTACAGGCTGCCATTCGTACCCTCCTGGCTGGCGGCTCCACCAAGGAGTACCGCATTGGCAACCGCTCAATCAAGCGTTACGACCTGGCTGAGCTGCTGCAGCTTGAGGCCAAACTCAAGGCCGATGTTGCCAGGGAAAACCAGGCGGAGACGATTGCAAATGGCCTGGGCAATCCCAGGAATATGTTTGTCCGCTTTAACGCCTAAACCATGGGACTGCGTACTCGTCTGCTTAACGCCCTGGGTTTCGGCAAGCAAAAGCCCCAGGCCCGCCGCGCCTATCAGGGTGCAATGATCAGCCGCTTGACGGCGGATTGGCTTGCGACGCAGACCAGCGCCGACGCGGAGATTCGCACCTCCCTGCGCAAACTACGCGACCGCTCTAGGGAGCTGGTACGCAACAACCCCTACGCCCGGCAGGCAAAACGCACCACGCAGATCAACGTGATCGGCACCGGGGTGCAAATGCAATCCCAGGTGATGCAATTGCGCGGCAACAAGCGCGACGACAAGATCAACAGCCTGGTTGAGAGCAAGTGGTCGGTGTGGTGCCGGCGGGAGCACTGCGACGTTGCAGGCCGTCACAGCTTCCAGGAGATGGAATGGCTTGCCGCCGGTGCGCTGCCGGAAAGCGGCGAAGCGCTGTTCCGCATTATCCGCCGCCCCTTTGGCAGCAGCAAAGTCCCCCTGGCCTTGCAGATCCTGGAGGCGGATCTGCTGGACGAGGAATACCAGGGTGGAACGCTCTCCGCTGGGAATGAATGGCGTAATGGCGTCGAGGTGAACGAGTGGGGCCGTCCCGTCCGCTACGCCATCCTGACCCGCCACCCAGGGGATTACTGGTTTCAGAACACGGCACAACGCGCCGAAAAGCACATTTTCCTGGCTGCCGAGGATGTCATCCACCTGTTCCTGCCTGAACGCCCCAATCAAAACCGAGGCGTCCCCTGGTTCCATAGCGTGATGGCAGATGCCCATCAACTCCAGGGCTACGAAGAGGCAGCGGTGATCCGCGCCCGTGCCGGCGCCTCGCTGATGGGTTTCATCACCAACAACGAAGGTGAACTTATTGCCGACCAGGTGGAAAATAACCAGCGTATTAGTGTATTTGAACCCGGTACGTTTAAATATCTTAATTACGGCGAATCTGTCACTGTTCCAAATATAGATTCCCCGGACCAGCAGTTCGAGATGTTCGTGCGCAACAAGGTGCGCCGTTTCGCCTCGGGCTTCGGCTGCTCCTATGAAACGCTGAGCCGCGACTTCTCCGAGACGAATTATTCCTCTTCTCGTCTCAGCCTCCTGGAGGATCGCGAGCACTGGCGCGTCGTTCAGAACTACCTGATCGAGAACTTCCACACCAGGGTGTTCCGCGAGTGGCTTGCGTTGGCTGTCCTCTCCGGTGAGCTGCCGTTCCAGGATTACGAACTACGCCCCGAGCGCTACGACACCCCCAAGTGGCTCACTAGGGGTTGGAGCTGGGTCGATCCCTTGAAGGAAGTGAAGGCATATCGCGAGGCGGAGCAGGCCGGCTACATGACCAAGGCGCAGATCATTGCGCATACGGGCGGCGGTGATTATGACGACAACATCGCTGAACTCGCCAGGGAGCAACGCCTAGCCAAGGAGGCGGGTGTGAATCTGGATGCCGATCTCCTAGGGAATGTTGCACAAGCCCAGGACGCTAGTGTTACTGAAACCCCCCAGGGTGGAGATAACGCCTCTCCAAATCGCAGCCGTAAAAAGTGATGAATCAGGATCTCGCTACCGCTACCCCCTGGGAACCGGGTGAGCGTCCTTACCCCCAGGAGCACGCTGCCCGACTGCGCGACCCTGGGCAGTATGACAATTTCCGCCGCCGCAATGACGGAGGCGGAGAGGGGGTGGACTTCATCTTTGGGATCAAAGAAGGTGAGGAGGGTGCCGACCTCCAAGCCATCCGCTTTCGCCTGAGCAAATTTACCGCCCAGGAGGCCCGAGCTTGGTTGCGCGAACGCGACTACGAGGTGATCGAGTTTGAGGAAGCCACTGGGGACCGCCACCTCCGTGCAGAGCCGAAGTCCCTCTCCCCAGGTGACTTTGTGCGCTGGAATTCCTCAGGTGGCACTGCCCAGGGGAAGATCAAGCGTGTGGAGCGCGACGGCACGATTGATGTGCCCGATTCCGAGTTCACCATCACCGGCACCCAGGAGGATCCAGCTGCGCTGATTGCGGTGTACCGCAAGGGCGCTGATGGCTGGGACGAAACCGACACCCAGGTTGGTCATCGCTTCAGCTCGCTGACCAAGATTGACGCCCTTCGCCAATTTGTTATGGACCAAGGTTCCCCCAGCGCAGACGCGCAACTGCAAAACCAGGACCAAGAACGCGCCCTGGACACTCAGGCCCCCATGGAGGCCGTAACTACCCCCCAGGTGCGGCAATACCAGCGCACCGAAGCCACCACCTTCCGCTCCCTAGATGAGCGTAGTTTTGAGTTCCCCTTCTCCTCGGAGTACCCGGTGGCCCGGTACTTCGGAAATGAGGTATTGAGCCACGAAGACGAGGCGCCTAACCTGAGTCGCCTCAATGACGGGGCACCTCTCCTGTTTAACCACGATCCCAATCGTGTCGTAGGGGTAGTGGAACGTGCCTGGGTTGATGGTAAGAAAAAGCGCGGTTATGCCAAGGTGCGCTTTTCGCGTAATGCCTTCGCCCAGGAGGTGTTGAGTGATGTGCGTGATGGCATCCTGCGCGGTATTAGTTTTGGCTACTCCATCGACCAAATGGAGGAGCGCCAGGGTGACTTTGTGGCCACGCAATGGTCACCGTACGAAGTAAGTGTTGTGTCTATCCCTGCTGATCCTACAATCGGAATTGGCAGGTCACTTGTCACTTCCGAGGAAGTAGAGCAAGTGAGCGAAAACCAGGCGGCCGACGCCGCATCACCCACCCCTGAACCTCAGATGGAAAAGACTCCTGATCTGGAGGTGATTCGGTCCAAGGCCGCCGAGGCCGAGCGTACCCGTATCGCCGCCATCACCGCTCTGGGCGAGAAGCACCAGATGCAATCCCTGGCCCGTGAACTCGTCGATGGTGGCAACACCCTGGATGAGGCGCGTGCTGCTGTCCTTGAGAAACTCGGCCAAAAGCCCGTGGAACAACCGATTCGCTCCGCCGACATCACCACCAATGATGTGGGCCTCAGCCAGAAGGAAGTCAAGCGCTTCAGCTTCGTCAAGGCGCTGAACTACCTGGCCAACCCTGGTGATGCCTCCGCTCGCCGTGCGGCTGAGTTTGAGATCGAGGTGGGCAAAGCTGCCGCCGATCAGTACGAGCGTTCCAGCAACGGCATCGTCGTCCCCAACGAAGTGCTGCGCCGCGATCTGGTGGTGGGCACTCCTACCGCTGGTGGTAACCTGGTCGCCGACGAGCTGCTGAGCGGCTCCTTCATTGACCTGCTGCGCAACCGCCTGGCGCTGGCTCAAGCTGGTGTGACCATGCTCAGCGGCCTGCAAGGCAACATCAGCATCCCCCGCCAGACTTCGGCCAGCACCGCGTACTGGGTGGGTGAAAACGTGGCACCGAGCGAGAGCCAGCAGGCAATCGACCAGGTGAACATGACGCCCAAGACCGTGGCGGCATTTGTGGACTATTCGCGTCGTCTGCTGCTGCAAAGCACCATCGACGTTGAGGGCATGATCCGCAACGATCTGACCCGCGTCCTGGCCCTGGAGATCGACCGCGCTGCCATCTACGGCACCGGTTCGAGCAACCAGCCCCTGGGTCTCGTCAACACCACTGGTATCGGCAGCCAGACCATCACCACCTACGGCACCTTTGCCGAGTACATCGGCATGGAGACCGATGTGGCAGCGGCCAACGCTGATGCTGGCGCCATGCGCTACATCATCAACGCCTCCGCCCGTGGCGCCCTGAAGAGCACCAGCATCGTCGGCACCGAAGCCCGCTTCGTGTACGAAAACGATGAGATCAACGGCTATCCGGTGATCGTCTCCAACCAGCTCCTCAACAACGATGCGCTGTTCGGCGACTTCTCCATGATGATCATGGGCATGTGGAGTGGTCTGGACCTGATGGTTGACCCCTATGCGGGCGCCACCGCCGGCACCGTCCGCGTGATCGCTCACCAGGATCTGGACGTTGCAGTGAAGCAGCCTGCTGCCTTCTGCTACGGCACCTGATCTAAGTAGTCATGCACGTTGAGATTCTGCGCAACGTGATGATCAACGGGGAACTCGCTGCGGCGGGTTCCTTGCTTGAACTCAATGTTGCCGACGCCAATCTCCTGATTGGTACAGGTAAAGCCAAGGTGGTAGACGCCCCAGCGCCTCCTGCCTCCGAGGAACCCAGCCCCCAGGAAGCGCCCGCTCCTCGTTCGCGGCGCAGCAAGTCCACCACTTCCCCCCAGGAGTAACCCATGGCCATCCTTTCCACGGGCCTGAGCAAACTGTCGCACGTTGCTTTTGCCCCTACTGCCCAGCGCACTTCCAACCTCAACGGCACCGCTGTTGATATGCAGGAGTACGAGGGTGACGTAATTGTCATCCTTGATGTTGAAGCCGGTGGCACTTCCACCCTTGCCGTAAAGCTGCAGTCCAGCGACACCGAGGGCGGTAGCTACAGCGATATCACCACGGTGTTCAACCTGGGTGGTACGGAGCAGGCTTCCGCTGCTGTCGCCTTTGCGCAAGTGTCCACGTCTGCTTCTAAGCAGTACCTGGTGTTCCCCAAGGGTGCCGCCAAGCGCTGGATCAAGGCAGTGTCCACCACCAGCACCTCAACCCACACCTACAGCATTAACGCTGTGGCCGCCAAGAAGTACGCCTGAGCGGCGTAAACATAGGCGCATAGAGCCCAGGGCAACCTGGGCTTTTCTTCGTGCCTTGGTGATTTAGAGTGGAGCAGCACCAGACGTGAGCCCATGCGCGGGAGTAAGAATGTGACTGGTGTGCGCCTGTTCTACTCATGATCTATCCCGCTAGCTACGACATCACGCTGCTGCAAAATGCCACGTGGTCTACGTCTCTGCGTGTGACCGAGGATAGACAGACCCTGGATAGCATTACCGTAGCTGCTGGCGTTGGTACGTTTACGTGTGATTGTCACGGTCTTACTGCGGGCGACAAGGTTGTCTTTACAGGTACAGCACTAACAGGCCAAGAGCTTAGTGTGCCATGCGGACTAGAGCTGAATAGGGTCTATTACGTCATTTCCTCTGGGTTGACTACAGGAGCCTTCAAGGTGTCTGCTACATCCGGTGGTAGCGAAGTGGCATTAAGCGGCAGTGCTACTGGTACGTTCTATGTAGCTACGCCAATGAACCTAACGGGTTACACCATTGATGCAGACATTTACGGCCTACTAACCAATACCCAAGAGGCCACGATGGTTTGCGCATTGTCTGATGCAGCAAATGGTGTGGTGTCGCTAACGGTGCCTCCTTCTACTTCTGCCTCCCTAGAGCCCGGGCGTTACGGCTACGACGTAAGTTTCACCGCAACTGGGGGCCAGCGTTATTATTTCCTCAAGGGCGTCGCAACGGTTGAGCGTACCTACTCGCGGAACTGAGCATGACTAGCACGGGCGTCGTCCAGCTATCGGTAATTCCCCAGGCTGCCGTACAGGTGGCAGTGGCTGTCCCTGGCGTGCAGGGCGGTACTGGGCAACCGGCAGGCGCAGACACGCAGCTCCAGTACAACGACAGCAATGCTTTCGGAGCATCCGCTGACCTTACCTGGGACGATACCGCCAAAGAACTCGGCGTTGGTGGTGACATCAACCTTGACGACGGTGGAACGTACAGCACAACTCTTCAGGCGGTTACTCCTACTGCCAATAGGACGATTTCGTTCCCCGATGCCACAGGGACTGTCGCCTTAGTGGGGGGCGCTTCTGGTCAGGTGTTGTATAACCTGAGCGGCGCCGTTGCTGGCTCTAACACAACCTTTGATTCTAGTAGTGGCACTCGCTTTACACTGCCTTTTGGTTATGGCATTGGTGCTGGAGGCACAGTAACGCAAGCCACGAGCAAAGCTACAGGGGTGACGTTGAATACGCAGTGTGGGCAGATCACGCTTAATAACGCTGCCCTTGCCGCCAGTACAACGGTCAGTTTTACCTTGACAAATTCTCAGATTGCAGCAGGCGACGTGCTTATTTTGAATCACGTCTCTGCTGGTACGGCTGGTGCTTATTTGCTAAATGCACAGACCGCTGCCGGCTCTGCCAGTGTGAATGTGCGTAATATCACGGCTGGCTCCCTAAGTGAGGCTATTGTCCTCGCTTTTGTCGTCATCAAAGCCACCACCGCTTGAGGATTCACTCATGGCCCTTGTTTCGTTTGAACTGCCTGATGAGTTGATGCCAGCTATCCAAGCTGAGTATTTAACGGTTGTCTCTGCAGGTGCTACTACAGCTACCAGTGCTGAAGACTATTTTGTGCTCAGCGTTGTAGAGACTTTGCGCCAGCGAGCCGAAGCCTATAAGGTCGGTCCGTACTACGTGGGCGCCCTGGAACCAAAGTTCTTGGCCGATGGATCGCCTAACCCGGCGTATCAAGGTGCTGATGCCATTGTGCTTCCTGAACCGGAGCCAGAGGTTGAGGAGCCTGCGCCTGAACCGGAGGTGATCTGATGGGCCTGACGCTCGCGGCGGGGCTGACGCTGGCAAAGCCCACAGCATCAAGCTGGAAGATCACTGGCGCCCCAGGGACGGGCGACGATCTCCTCTACTCCCAGGCTGGTACGCCAACCTTGGATTTGCGCTTTGCCTCTAGCAAAAGCCTCAACGATAACGTCAGCGGCCAGAACCTGATCGACTTCACCAGGGGAGGTAATGGCGTTGGGACGTATGTGGGTAGCGATGGGCTGATTAAGAACTCGGTGGTCAATTTGCTGTTACGGAGTGAGGAGTTTGATAATGCGAGTTGGGCAAAAACTCGCGTACAGCCTTTCGGTTCTGGCTCTGTTGCAAATGCTATTGCGGCACCTGACGGCACCTTGACAGCGGACAAGCTCGTTGAGGACACAACAGCAAGCAACAACCACTTTATTGGACAAAGCTACACAAGCTCTTCGGGCACTTATACCTTCTCTTGTTACATCAAGGCCGCCGAGCGCAGCCAAGTGTTCATCGGTATGACAGATGGCGTGTCCGCCTTGATTGGCGGAACGTTCACGCTGACAAACGGCACAACATCTACCTCTCCAGGTGGCAGCTGGACAAATGTATCCGTGTCTATTGTGCCTTTATCCGGTGGCTGGTATCGTTGCATAGTGACTGCTACGCAGGGAGCAGGAACAGCCGTTACTGCCCGAATATACCTATCTTCCTCTGGTAACACTACCTACACCGGAGACGGCACCTCCGGCCTCTACCTCTGGGGCGCCCAACTAGAAGCCTCCACCACCCCAGGCGAATACGTCAAGACCACATCCAGCATCTCCGGCGCTCCACGGTTTGACCATGACCCGACGACTGGTGAAAGCCTGGGGTTGTTGATTGAGGAATCACGTATCAACCTGTTGCTAAGAAGTGAGGAGTTTAATGATGCCGCGTGGAACAATAAAGTCAACGGGACGGTTACCTCGAACGCTGGAACAGCACCGAACGGCTTGACAGTTGCCGATAGGTTTATACCAAATGCAATGACAGGCTTGCCTTTTATTGCGCAAACTGCAACGGTTAGCTCGGGTACGACTTACACCTGGAGCGTTTACCTAAAAGCAGACGGTTATTCCTGGGTTTTTCTCGACGCCTTTGATGGCACCAACCATCGCACTTGGTTTGATCTTTCAACAGGCACCGTTGGTACAGTCGAAACTGGAAACACGTCTACAATTACATCAGTCGGTAATGGGTGGTATAGATGCACGCTATCTAGGAGTGCTGGAACAACTTCCATCCCGTATGCTGTATCGGTTGTTAGCGGAAATAATGCGCTGAACATCACCGCTAACGGCACAAGCGGAATCCTTCTCTATGGCGCCCAGCTGGAAGCCGGAGCCTTCCCGACCAGCTACATCCCCACCACCAGCGCAACCGTCACCCGTAATGCTGACGTCGCTCAGATCACGGGGTCTAATTTTAGCCGGTGGTACTCGCAGAGTCAGGGGACGGTGTTTGCTGATGCAATACCTAAGTCTGGCGGTGGCCTCTTTGGAGTAGATGACACCACATCGGCAGAGCGGATAAGACTTGGCCACACTGGAACGTCTGCTGGACAATTCGTCGTAGTTGATAACAACAGCGTCCAGACATCCCTATTTACCGCCGCCAACTCGGCGCCGCTAAACAGTGCAAGCAAGTTTGCCGGAGCGTACCAGTTGAACGACTTTGATACGTATGCAAACGGTGGGGTTGCAACAACATCTGATACCTCTGGCACGCTTCCGACTCCCACGCAAGCAACTATCGGAACAGCACAAGCGTCTGCCTCAATTAACGGCACCATCCGCCGCCTCGCCTACTTCGACCGTCGCCTGCCTAACGCCGTTTTGCAGGCGATCACTAGCTAGCCTAGTATCGTCCTGGGTCGGTAGCCCAATGCAGAGGCAGCCGAGACAATCGGAACTCAGTGCTGGTTCAAGCCCAGCCCGACCCTTGGCTTTGGAACAATGAGGTGAAGCCATTTGCTCTAGCATGGATCCATGGCATTCACCGAAGATCTGAATTTGTTCCTGGCAGACTTCGGTGTACCCGTCGTTGCCGGCACCACCTCTGACTTGGGCATTTTGGATATGCCTAGCGAAATCGTGGCAGACGGGGTGGTGCTAACCACGGACTACAAGCTCACCTGTAAAACGGCACTGTTTGGCGGTTTGGTTTACGGCGATACTGTTGCTGTGGATGGTGTCAACTACACCGTTCGCGAAGTGATGCGTCTAGACGACGGTGCCTTTTGTGACCTGATGCTGATGCGCATCCCACCAGATGGCACCGTCGTGGGTCGCAACCCCAGGGAGTTTGAGCTGCAGGATCTCACCGACGTAAACGTCACCTCCCCCGCCCAAGGTGATCTCCTTATCAATAACGGTACAGTCTGGGTGAACACGCCAATTGTGGACGGAGGTACGCCGTGACAACTGCTCCTCAACGCCTCCACTTCCGAGCCGGTACTCAAGCTCAATGGGCTGCTGTCAATCCAGTCCTTCGAGCTAATGAACCTGGCTATGAAACTGATACCAAGCGCATCAAGATTGGTGACGGAGTGTCACTGTGGTCGCAACTTCCCTATGGGCATCTGAACTCTGACCCCAGGACACTTAACACCCTAGGGTTCGCCTTAAATGCTGCCGCCACAGTGGATCCAGGTGTAGTTACCTGGAACGCAGACGAGCAAACTCTAGATCTCGGGGTAGCAAGCGGTGTCACGATCCCCTGGGGTCAGGCGCACAAACTTCTATGTCGCAACAGTACTGGTACAACCATTGCCAAGGGTCGTGCCGTGATGTTTGCCGGCACCCTAGGAAATAGTGGTCGCCTTCTTGTGGCGCCCATGGTGGCTAATGGCACGTATCCAGGTTATGTGTTCCTGGGTGTGACCACGCAAAGTATCGCCTCAGGCGCGGATGGTTTCGTAACCACCTTCGGCAAAATCCGTGGTGTAGATACGCGAACGTACGCCGAAGGTGCCATCCTTTGGTGTGATCCGTCTACGCCTGGGGGCTTTACTGCAACAGAGCCTCAGGCGCCGAATCTAAAACTTGCGGTAGCTGCGGTCGTTTCAAGCGCCGCCCAAGGCATCCTCATGGTGCGATGGGACACAGGCCGTCGCCTGCAGGATCTACACGATGTAGAGGCCAATGGCGGCACCCAGGACGGCGATGTCCTCACTTGGGTAGCTGCTAATGACAGATGGGAGGCCGCTCCACCGCCCACTACCGAGAGCGGACTGCCTACTGGCGGGGATCCCGGTAATGTCCTTATCAAACAAACAGGGGCAAACTACGATGCAGACTGGGCAGCTACAGTAGACGGAGGATCGTTTAATTAGCTATGGCTCGCCTTCAGCTGCGTCGCGGCCTTAAAGCCAACCTTCCCTCTACGGGAATGCTAGCTGGTGAGCCGCACATCACCACTGATCGCGGTACGCTCCATGTCGCTACCGACGCCACCACTAAACTGCCGGTCGTCCCCGCCATCGACGATCTGACGACCCTGGGTAGTGTCAGTGGTGCCGATGATCTTCTGATTATTCACGATGCCAGTGAATCTAGCGCGCAGAAAGAGAAGAAGATTACGTTTAACGCGTTCAAAACGGCTCTAAACATTCCAGCGACCAGCACTGATGAAAAGGTTGCTATTGTCTCTGGCGGCACGGCTGGTTACATCTGGGGCACCGACGGCACGGACGGTGTGATTCGCCTTAACACGTCCCTGAGTTGGACCAAGGATGCTAGTGATAACTTTGTGACCATCGCAGTAGGGACTGTTGACGGAGGCACCTTCTGATCCATAGTCCAGCTTTATAGCACTCATCGGACGGCCACATGGCAAACCTCATCAAACTAAAGCGATCCGCCGTAGCGGCCAAGGTCCCAACAACGGGCGATTTGGAGCTGGGCGAACTGGCGCTCAATACATACGACGGGAAGTTATACACCAAGAAAGACTCTGGTACGGCCAGTATTGTGGAGCTGTCGGCAACTAGAGTCGGTTCTAGTAGCACGGGGCTGCGAAATATCACCACTAGCACCAGCGATCCAAGCGGTGGCAGTGATGGCGACATTTGGATCAAATACACAGCCTGAACTAGCGTATGGCCACCCTTTTTGTTGACTTTGAGAACGGCAACGAT